TGTAGTCTTATTCCACTGTGCCATTTATCAATCAATCCATTCTAATTTAGATGGGTGATATCTTTGTACGTTTTTAATATTTAAATTCTTTTCCACAACGGGATAAATTTGATGAACAACTGCTCCAGGATAGTCGGATTGAAGTTGCTCACCAAGATCTCTAGTTGATGGAATTCCGTTTTTAGTAATAAGTTCTAAACGATATAAACTTCCCTGCCACATTACATCGGCAACATATTCCTCACCGACTTGTTGTGGTTGTTCTGATTGCGAGTTGATATAAAGATTTCCTGTGAAATCTCCAGCAATATTAACTGATTCTGAGATAAATTGCTTGAAAGATTTCATGTCATTCCTCGTTTTGATCTACATCAAACATACTCATTGCCACTGCGGGACGAATTTCATCAATCTTTTCGGATGCTTTTGCAAACAAGAGATCTTTGATTTTATCGCTGATATTAGATGGGGACTCATCCGCAACAATCATATCCAGTAAATCATCCATTTTTATTAGTCCAATTAAGAGTCGTTTTTATTTATATCTCACCACCCTTTGGCATTTCAATTGCTTTAGTATCAATTTGCGTCATTTTTTCACCAGAACGTAAATCTGGTTCCATAACTGGTTGACCCAAATCCATACCAGCAGACTCTGGACCTAATGGCATACCAGTAGTTGGATCTATTGTCATATTTGGATCTGGAATAATACCATCTTTAATTTCTTTTTCAATAATAGCATCTTGCTCAATAATTTCACTATCAGTTTGTCTTAGAATTTTACGTCTTACATAATCCTGAGAGAAATATTTTCCAACATATGGTTCAGCAACTTGAACCATACTCAATCTTTCATTGAGTAGTTCTGCATCTTTAAGTTCTGCAAAATGATTATCATATAAGAAATCATACTGAATATGCTCATCCATTATTGCCCAATCTTCTGGTGTAATAATGTTTTTAAGAATTAACTGAGTTTTCAACATATCACTGAACATATGTGAAAATCTCTTTCTCAATCTCGCAACAAACTTACTGAACTTAACTTCATCGCGCAAAATTTCAGAAGAACGACCAAGATTAAAACCACCTTCTCCGTCCATTCTTGATGGTGGAACATTCAACGAACGATAAAGTTTTTTCTGGAAATAATTAATATCTGTGATTTCTCCAAGATTTTGTCCTCCGGGAAGAGTTGAGATTTCTGTGCCTCTACCACCTTCCCTTCTTGGGAGCCAAAAATCTTCAAGCATCGCCATAAACTTTTTATCATCACGAATTTCTCCCGTATTTGCATCGTAAACAAGTTTATTGCGATACCTCATCATAACATCTCTGAGATATTGCTCTGCTTTTACTTTTGGTAAATTGCCAACATCAATATAGAAAATCCTTCTTTCTGGTGCGCGAGAAAGACGATAAATTACTAGTGAGTCTTCAATCATTCTAAGTTGATTGAGTGACTTAATTGCTTTATGGAGATAAGAAAGAGTTGAACCTTTATTTCTATCTACCAGTCCAGATGTACAATAAGTAATGGAATCTTTTGTCATTTTGATTCCAGCATTTGACCCACCTAAAGATCCTGGAGATGGAGTTCCTGTGGGATATGACATTTTTGGTTCATAGATAAAGTATTCTTCAATTTCAGGAAAGTCATAATCCATTGGATTATTGACTGTTCTATTTGAAAGTTTATATTTGTCGCTTTCCTTTTTTTTAGCCTGACGTACATAACGCATTTTCATTGCGTCAATATACCTCAATTCTTGTATACCCGCCTCTGGATTTTTTAAATCTATTATTTTATGGTAGTAAAGTCTACCGTCAATATACCAATTTCTGTAAATTTCATGAGATTTTTTATCAAAATCTAAAAGTTCTAAAATATATTTGAATTCTTGTCTGATTTTTTTCTTAATACCATCACTTGCATTCAGATTATCCAAATCAATTTGGACGGGACTATCATTTGTATCCGATACTATAGCTTCGTTAACAATATCTTCAATAGCACTATCGCATTCTGGGTGAAGAGACATTTCACGATATCTTTTAATGAGATCAAACTCTGTTCTATAAACACCCTCAATATCTACATAAGAACCAAAAAAACCACTACTCAGATAATGGTCAACCCCGTCCTCCTTATTTGGGGGAACGGGGGAAACCGAACTTTGAGATAATGAATTGTTATCTTCAATCGAAAAACCAAATAGTTTCGCCATAATTTATTTTTTTATTTCTAATCTTTATACTATTTATTATGCTTCTTCGTTGGTTGGAATCCAGTACTGAACTTGGAATGTAACTCCAAATTCTTCAATGATATTTGAAGAGTCGTAGCTTAGTTCAATTGCACTAACACTGGTTGGGAAAATATCAAAGAATTTATATGTTGCAGCAACTTCTAAACCAGTACCAAAAGGAATTCCCTTACCAACATCACTCTTTCCTCTCTTGAACTGCTTAACAAAAGCGTTGCACATATAATCTGCTGGGTTTGTAAAACCACTAGCATCTCCATACTGACCAATGGATTGTGCCCAAGCTTCCATTGCATCTCTGATTAAGAAGTCCTGATCGTTGATAATAGTGACTGACCATTCATCGAACGTTCTGTCACCAGCGACTTTAAAGTTTCTTCCTCTGAAAGGAACATCAATCATACCAATATTTGATGCTGGAAGTTGAGCTGTTTTACAAAGAATGGGGAAGTTCTCCGTCAAGTTTACCCCATTTGGTGGAGATGGAATTGTAACCTCAAACAGATTAGGGCGGGCACCCCCACCAATAAGTGCTGATTTAAAATCTTGAATTGAATGTGGCATTTTAAGATCCTCCTTGGTTTTGTTTTATTTTAAAATCAAATAGTACCAGCAACTTCTTCAAAACTTACGCCTGTTCTAGTAGCAACAAATGTAAGAGTTACATAGTTAATCGACTTGGCTGGTTTCAAGTAAATATCAGCTCTAAACTCATTATTATCAATAACATCAGGAGTATTATTTGTAGCATCACAAACAACTAAGAATCCATAAAGACCACGCTTAGCCTGAACATCACGGAGGTATGGTTCAACAATATTTCTAAAGTTTGCTCTTGTGATCTCATCATTCAGTTCGAAGAGTTGTGCTTGAGCACTTCTCTGGAGTGCTTGTTCCACTGTTAAGAAAAGACGACGAACATTAATTCTGTCAAATGCCGATGCATATCCAAGAGCAGTCTTATCACCGAAGAGAAGGATTCCAATTCCTGGTTGGTTAATAATCGCATTAATTCTCTGAGGATAAAGTTGATCTCTCTGAGCCTTGTTTGGATTATATGCTAGTTTAATCGCATTATTTAGAATTCCTCTTTGCTGACCAGCGGGAGAGAACCAAGGATAAGCAGTAATGCTTGTTCTGACCATCAATCCAGCAACGTCCGGGTTGCAAGGAATATATCGGAATTTATTATTAAATCTATCATAAGTATACTTATATCCAGCATCAAATACTGCATAAGATGAAGATGCTAGAGGAGAGAAAAACTCAAGTACATTATCAGTTTGCGTATCAGTGTTGGTAATATCAACAACATCTGCTTTATGTGTAGAAATCACCGCAACACAATCTTTTCTTCCGTTTGCAATAGAGATTAGATGATTTGCCTTTGCTTGAGACTCAAATTTATTTCCAAGACCAGGACCCATGATTAAATAATCTACCTCTATCTCATCTTTATTCGAGAATAAGTTATAGGAAGTAAATAGATCGCCAAGAGTTGCGGTCATACCAGAACTATCACCATAGTCATTTCCACCGCTTAAAGTATAAGTTACATTACCTAAAGCACTATAAATCCGGTCTTGAGAATCTTTATTCCAAAGACCTTCAGAATTTGTTATAGATCCAAAACCATTACTATCTGTAGTAAATGCAGTTTGTACAACATCTTCGGATGGGATTAAATCATCGGATGGGTTATCTCCAACATAAACATACTCAGAATAGAGAGAAAGGTACTCTTTCCACCATATTCTCTGTGGGGAGTTTACAGCTGAAATCGCATCAGTTGCTTTTGATAATCCTAGGTGTTTTTCTAAAAGATTTCCTTGAATACCAGTTACTGAACCAGTGTCGTCAACAATGACTACGTGTATCTCATCACTTCTTCCATTTCTTTGAAGTGTATATGTGGATGTACCTGGCTTTGGTGCGATTGAACTCCAGAATATTGAAGTGTTGGTCAAAGACAGTGTTTGATTATCATACCAGTCTTTTGTAGTGTTACATTTAGCAGTAGTGGTTGAAGTTACTCCAGCATTGTTTGTGAAATACAGAGTATTTGATGGTAAAATAGAAGATGCTTGATTTCTTATTGAATAAGAAATTGATGTTTCTGTTGATGCGATTGAAACTGGAGTTTCAAATTTCACAGCAGAACCAGAAGTTACTGTTGCTGCGATACCAGCAGATAATGTTACAGAAGTAGAACTGACACTAACGATTGATACCCTATCAGATACGCCAGTTATTGATAATACATCTGTAGTTGTAACACCAACTGTAGAATTTAAATAGATTACAGTAGATCCTAGAGAAGATACTCCAATAGTAGTTGTGTTTAACTTTGTATCGTATGATGTATATGCATTATTAATTCTAGAAATAATCTTAACATCAATTTCACTGTTGCTAGTTGAACTATCAGTTCTTACACCAGTAATAATACCTTTAAGATAACCATTGAATGAACTAGTTCCACCAACTCCAGGTATTACCTGATTGGTTAAAGCAACTGTTACTCCATATCCTATTCGAACACCCAGGTTAGATAAACTTGTTGTAGTAATTCCAATAATCTGATCTGCTTTATCATCGATTACACATACTTTCAGATTATTTGCCCAAGATCCCGGATTCTTTGCAGCAAAAATATAGTTAGCTATGTCATCAGTAAAATTTGCTTGATAATCGTCAAAGTTCTTAATCTTTAAATATGGTTCTCCCGCAGTAGATACACCAGAAGAATTTCTTATTGCATTAGCATTTGTTAAATTCGCACCATCAGTTCTAACGACCTTAAGAACTCCACCATATGAAAGATATGATGATGCACTCATCCAATACTCATATTGTCCATCTTTTGAAAGTGGTTTCCCAAAAACCTTAATAAGTTCATTTTCTGTAGTAATATCAATGGGATCATCAACTGGACCTGTTACAAAAGGACCGGCAATTGCCCCAATGTTATCCAATACATTATCAGCTCTTCCTACCGTTAAATCAACCTCCCTGACTAGTACCCCAGGAGATAGTAGAGGAACAGACATGTTTTTCTCCGTAAATCTCAGTTTAACTAAAAATTATTTATTAAAACCTCACTTTTCACTGGGGAAACGTGACGCGAATGTTCACCAATCGGGATATTCAAACTCCGAAAGTACAGAAGTATATTTTTTTTTATTTTCGGTTATTCTTCTTATAGTACATTCCTTACATTCATACGAGTAAGATGATGCAACGGGCCCCCTATCTTTTCGTGTCCTATAAAA